TCACCAGCGGATGCACCACCCAGTCTTACTAAGGGGCCCAAAGCTGGTAGAATCAGAGATACTGCGGCATCAATAGCTGCAGAACCCTTACCATATGCGTCATCCATACCGAAGCCTGCTCCCATAGCGGCTGCACCTTCGATGCCTCCCGCAGCTAGAGCAGTATGAAATGGGTTTAATCCCATAGCACCGGCACCCATAGCAGCCAAAGGAGCCGCAGCTAGAGCAGCACCAGTGACAGGAGATGTTCCTAGTTGAGACATGACGGCACCCTCAGCACCATACTCTTCAGAAGTCTTCGAAGGGTCGTCGGTCAAGTACTGGCCGATCAATGACCGGCCGATAAGGCTGAATGCGTCTTGAGCAGTCTGTTTGCCTACAACATCAGATTTACCAGTCTTGGCAAACTCATCTGCAGTATAAGGGGCGTATCGATCGATGAAGGGGTTGTCCCTGGCTACAGCATCGGCACGGGCAGTCTTGATGTCTTCATCCATCTTACCCTTAGCCTGGGCACCGCGCGCAGTCTTATGCTCTTCCCACTGTTCATCTTGGACAGCTTTGCCCACAGTACCAGGAGGAGCTGCTTTGTTGAACTCATCCATGCTGTTGTAGGACTTATCTGTGATGCCTGTCTTACCATCAGCTGTTTTGTATTCGATTCTAAAAGCCATGTTACAGTCCTAGTGGGTTGGATTTTGTTTTTGCAGCACCCTTTGTGTCTTTCTCACCTTGCTTCTGTAAGTCGCTGTACTCTCGTACAAACTTAGGGAGCATGGTAGCGGTAAACGCCATGATCTTATCAGCAGGCACCTTAGACAAGTACCTGGAAGTGATACGGTTCACCTGGGCATCCCGTAAATCACCGCTAATCTTTCCGGCGATAATGATCTTAGCACCAGTCATCTCACCTAGCATAGCCTCATAGTCTTCAGCGCTCAACCAACCCTGCATGCGTCGACCGAACTCACTGTCAGCGATAGATGCACCAGACTCTTTACGAAGCACTGATGTTAATGCAGTGGCCTTAGCAGGAGTACTGTCTGGGTTGTCCTTCAATTCATTCATGGAATAGATCAGAGCACCACTTTCCGCGACCTTCTCTTGGATGGTACGGTCTTCAGCTCTTGCTCGGAACCCTATGTCAGTCTTACGCTTCTGCTCTTCAGTACCGGTCTTGAAGCGGTCTTGAGCAGCCTTCTTACTACGCTCCACAGCCGCACGGGCACGAGTCACGAATGAGTCATTCTCACCGTACCGAGCTGCTAGATCGTCTACATGGTTGTCAATACTTTCGATATTAGTCAAGAACCCTAGCTCATCTGTACCCAGCTTTGAAAGCGAGTCACGGACGTCCTTGAGTTCCATCTGTTTCACACTATCAGCAGTGTCATCACCTGCTTGAGCTTGAGCTTGAGAGGCGACTTCAGGAACTTCTACAGGAGCAGGGATCTCTTGTTCTATTTGACCCATTAGAGCTCTACCGAGTTCCGTCTTGCTAAGAATAGTACGATACCCATCAAGAGACTGATCCAGCTCATCTTTCTGAGCCTGGTTAAAGTTCTTCCATGACTCAGACTGACGAGACCGTAGATTGGTACGGTACTGCAATGCGATCTGTTTCAAGTTCGTCATAGACTGAGGGTTAGAAGCTTCTTCGGCCTTAGCTGCCTTATCGGCATCCATAAGTTCCTTCTTACGAGCATGCTCACGTTCTGCAACAGCTTCTTCCTTAGCCAACTGATCATAACGACCAGCAAGCTTATTGTCATGCTGCTTCAACAGGCTTGAAAGAGCTTCAGTACGCTTAGAGCCTGTGAGGCCCCTCTGCTTGAACCATTCGTTTTCAGGGTCATTGTATTGGTCGACAACTTCTTGGGCCTTACGATCGCGCTCAGGCTTGAATGCGAACTTATCGATGTTACCACCGATGTCTCCCACCATACCACCAATACGGGCACCCTCAGCAAGGGGGTCGTATCGTTCAGTAGGAATGATGTTTACGTTCGAACGGAAATCTCTGATAGGCATATTAAGCTCCAAACTTTGCTGCGGATGTGAGTCCAGCGCCAGCACCGCCCAATGCACCTTCCATTACGCCCTGAAGGACAGAGGGTGTATTAGCTCTCTGGAAGCCAGCGTCTGCTTGTAGTCCTTGATTCTGGAAGTAAGCTTGGTCTTCACCAGCTTGGATCCCTTGGATACCTGTCTGTTGAGTATTGAAGGCATCGCCTTTCAATTTGACGGCATCACCCTGGGCATCGAGTCCAGCAGTCATGTTACTACGGTTAAATTCGTTTGCCTTGAGTAAGCTGTTGAACCCATCAATGAACTGTGAATACTTGTTCTGCTCACGAGTAGTAGCAAGACCCTGGGCCCTGCCTACTTCAGCTGCAGTGATGTCAGCAGTGTTACGGGCAATGTTCTTACCAGTGGCGCCTGAGAATAGCTTACCGCGGTTAGCAGCAGAGGATTCTACAGCACCAGAAGAGCGATTGATGATCTCATCTAGCATAGGGTTCATGAGACGGTCGACTTCACCTTGGAAGTCAAACTCAAACTCACCTGGAGCTTCTATGTCATACTGAGAGAAGTCCGCATTGGTCAGTGCATCTTGATAGTCTTGGAAGTCTCCCGCATAACCCTCAGTTAGACCACCATAGGTCTTATTGAGCTCAGCTTGTCTCTGGGAAGAGCGTTCACCGATATCACCAGAAATCCCTACGAGATTTCTCATAAGGTCATCAAGGGCAGTACCCCTGCGACTGGCACCCATACCACCGGCTGCACCGCCTGATAAGGCACCGACTCCACCTAGAATTAGTCCTGTTATTGGATCCATTATCGTACCGTCCTTACCGGGTCAACATAAATGATTGTATGGCCTGACCCAGCGATCTCGACTTCTTGCCCTATCTGTATGTAGTATAGGGACTGAGTGAGGCTGGCGGTGTCTACGACCCGTATCGTACACTCCTTAGCCTTAAATGGTAATCTGAGGGTAACAGTACCCTCTATGGTAGCCACGAGCTTAGCCTCCCAGAACTGGGAGTACTTCCTGTACCACCCGTCTGAGTCAGGAAAGCTTGTCTTCCATTCGCCCACATTCCAGGTGCCCTTGAGACACCCAATGACCTCCCTCCAAGCATTCTGTTGCTCCAAGGGATTCTTGACGGTTGCGTATACGTCAGTAATCGTAGGCATTATGTCCTCGAACACTTAGTGTAGTCCACACGTCCACCATAGATGGCATGCTTGACTGGAGCTGAGCAGCGGAACCGTAACACGATGCTGCGACCCTTACCCTTAGTATGCCACGAAACCTTAGTACGGTATCTACCCTGCTTACCCAGTGGAGTAGGCTTGAGATTACCGTATGAGTGCCCACCATCAAATGAGACTTCTACAGTCATCTGAGGGTCTGATCCGAAGATCGCTGGGTCCAGGATGTCTGTAGCACCTGTTTCCATGTCAAGAGTCACCTGAGTCAAGATCATGTTGTCATAGTTATCCCAGAGGGGCTGTGTCACGTACTTACGCACGATCGCTTCACCATCCCACTCGTATGGGTGATCATTGTCCAGCTTCACAAGACGTGAGCCACCGAACAAGAGCTGAGCATAGACGCTGTCGCCTACTTGCCTAGCAAATGCATAGGGCCATGCCTGCCACTTACCGTTAGGCAGATTACGTTTAGAAGCGCGATGCCATAGCTTAGTGGTTGTGTTATAGACCAATGTCAGGCCTGCAGATTCAAATGTGATAACATAGAAGGTGTTGCCCCGGGTACTGTAAGCGTATCCGATAGCAAGCTCAGTGTTACCGATCTTATCAATAGTCTCTTCGATCGCAGGGTCTGAGATACGTGTGACAGTCGCATTAGATCCCATAAAGATCGCATCGCTGCCCGTATCAGAGGCACCTAACCAGAATACCATGTTGTTGGACGTAGCAGTGGTGTAGCGGCCTTTAACGCCTAACTGTGACTGTGAGCCACCCACTGGGTCTAAAGGGTCGTCCTGGTTGTCTGAGCCGCGCCATTGTTCGAATGATCTGAACCCGTGGATCCAAAGTGTGTTGTTGTTCTCAACGAGGGACAAGATGTTATCTGCAGAGGACTCAGCCTTGTAGACAGAGTCTTGGATGAACTCCGTTGAGGCGAGCTCACTGTACCAGAAGTAGTCAGTGTTCCCACCGTTAATCCATAAGCGCTGTTTAAGGAACGCTACGTGCGTTGGCTGGATAGATATTGTAGAGTCTGGTACATTGGGCAGGGTTACTTGAGTAAGAGCTCCTAGGCCATCTACATGGTCAAGGGGGCAAGAGTACATAGCAGTGCCATCTACAATCACGAATTCAAAACCGTTATCGGCCATGCCGGCTACAGGAGTGTTCCTTGATACTTCACCCAGAAGCCATGCCTTGGTGTTATCTCTGGACATGCGATAGACTTTGGTACCCCATACGCCATATTGACGAGGAGCAAAGTCTGGAGCAGGTCCCTTAGATGAGATGTACAGCCCACGACCAGTCTCAGTGTCTAACGAGCTCACCTCTACCCAGTCGATAGCCCCTGGAGTACGTTGGATCGCTACATCAGTCTTAGTACCCGTAACTGGGTAGAACTCTGTGTAGTAGTTAACAGCCTCAACACTAGACAAGGAGGTCTGGTCTAGTTTGGCGTATTGTCCTACGAACTTAAGAAGTGGCATGGTTACCCCGTGTACACGTTGCGACGGATGTTTGCGCCGGCATTCAAGAAGCTATCAATGGTTGGAATCTGGTTACGGCCATTAGATGTTTCGATGGTCGCTTCAGCTTCGTCCCTTAATGCCATGACACCCAGTTTGATGCTTGCATCTACTTGGTTGTTAACAGCGAGGGCTAGACCCAGACTACATGCCAAGAACATACTGTACTCAGCAGGGATGGCTAGTGTCTCATTGGAAGACACGATGAAGGGGATCTCTGTGTTATAGATCACGATCAAGGACCCACCGGCTTGAGGAGCTATATCGAACAGCAACTCACCGTCTGGGTACTTGGGGTTGTAAGCTACATACTGAGGGGCACCTTGGGCTCGTGCAGAACGTCTCTTAGCATAAAGGTCAGGGAGGTCTTGGTTGTAGACCTCATAGGGTAGAGCGCTCCCAGAGCACTGGAACAGTACTCTATTGATGAAGGCAGGCCTAGCCCCTAAGATGTCTGCAGGTGCCGATTCGTCATCCCCTAGTGTATACGAGAGCTTGGGTGTTTGTATCGGATACTCAATCACTTCCCTAGAATAAGGAAAGAGTTGGTTCACATTCAACTGTGCCAATGTTTGGTTCAACCATAGCAGGCCAGTGGCATTCTGCGTTCCGTTTGCGGATTCATCGTCATCAACGACACCAATCATTTGGTATGCCTGATTAATGAGCGAGCTCACTTTGATAGCCATAGTTGCTCCTTAAAAACAAAAAGAAGATGAAGGGCCCGCTAGGACCCTGCACCTTAAGAGTTGGAGATTACTGTTTCTTTGCGAGAATCGCAGAGACCCAGTTGCTTCGACCGAGAAGGAATCCCTTCAAAGTGTCCCAGCGGCAGATGTCTTGTCCAGTTCGAACGTCAGCACCTTCTTGAACGATCAGGTATGAACCGAGACCGTTTCCGTCAGCTTTGACAACGAGATTGGAAAGCTTCTGCAACTTAGCAGCAGCATGGATGAAAGCAGCCTTAGACCATGCGAATCCACGGTAGTAGGTGCTATCAGCGTCTGTAGCGAAAGTAGCCACGTCTGCAGCCTGAGGCAAAGCAGACACGTTAGCCAATACGCCAGAAGCTTGCACAGGCTTGACTTTCAAGACCACTTGGTTAGCAGTAGTTTCTGCAAACTTGTATGCCAAGTCGACTTTGTCCCAGTCACTAGAGTCGCCACCACCGTCAACGGAAGGGTCAGTAGGCTCAGCTACTACGAAAGCGTACTCTTTACCGAGGGACTTGCCATAGATGTCGAGTGCGTCAACGCCCGCAACAGTAACGATTTCACCAGGAACTACGAGTCCGGTACCGGAAGTAGCGCATTTGATGGTCAAGAGACTTGAACCCTCAGTCATGCTAGATACAACAGTGTTTGCACCAGTGTTCACACGAGCTTTAGTCACCAAGTCATCGATGTCAGCAGTTTCGTACCATTTGTGGCCACGGAACTTACCAAGCTTACCAGAGAAGAATTCTTCTTTCAAGTCAGCCTGGAAGAAGGTCAATCCACTGTTCTGGATGGAAGAAGCAAGAATAGGAGACACAGCACCAAACTTCTGACCAGTAGCGCGAGCTTTGTTCAAGAGAGCGATAGTGTCACCAATGTCTTGGTATGTTCCACCAGCAGCTTGATCAACGATCACAGCAGTGTCAGCATTTCCCAAGATTTCGTTTGCAGCGATGCGTTGAACGGTAGATGCCATTTCAGCACCATAAGGCTCAGCAACTTGATCTTTGTAAGAGGACAGTTCCAAATGTTTGTTGACAGTCGTCAGGGCGATCGCCTTGGAATACTGTACCAATTCAACAGTTTTCACACCGTTCGCATAGGCACCGATAGAACTTGTCACGTCAGGACCGATAACGGTTTCACCATAGTCAGGGACCAAGACTTCTAAAGAAGTTCCGTTTCCACCAACGAAGTTAGAGTTATACTGGACTGTTCCATTCATGAGAATGGGGAGGTTGGATTCGAATTCCGCAAGGAATGGAACCGCAATTTTGGAGGTATTGATAGCGTTCATGAGTCAGCTCCCTAGCTGTTCTTGGCCTTCATGGCATCAGCTACCTGCTGTGCTGAAGACCGGTTGGTTGTTGTTTTGCCACCAGTAGTGTTTACTTCCCCTACAGGGTCAGCGGCCACTGGGACTGCTTGAAATTGGGTTCCTGTAGAAACTTGAGGAGCTTGAGAGAGTGCATGTTCCAGTTCTTGCATCACCTTCCCCTTACGCAGGGTGGGCAGAGCATTGATCTGGGCGACATACTGGGGTTGCTGTAAGAACGCATCAGCTATGAGGGGTCCCACATCGCTAGTCTCCATAAACTCACGGACATCTTCGCCCATGGTGTTAAGGACTGCGCCTCGGGACTGAAGTCGAGCACGATAGCCATTAAGCTTCTCAGGTGTGTCAAAGTGAATTCCCACCTTCACATTCCAGTCTGCTTTAAAAGCTTCGTTAGAAAGTTGTACTACTTCCTCTGATGCTGCTGTCGCGTCTGCTTCAGCGGCTTCCTTAAGAGCGGAGTTGAGTCCAGTCTTAACTTGATGATCGACTAGTTCTTTGTTACTAACAAAGCTTTGTTCATCTACGGAAGAAGAGGCTTTCTCGGCTTCTTCATACTTAGCGAGCTTCGCCTTCGCCACTTCCAACTTCTCTTGGGCGGTACGCAACTGCGCTGTCCGCTTATCAAAAGCCTTCTGTGCCTTGGGAGGCATCCCTTGTTTCTCAGGCTTCGCAGATTCCTGCTTTGCCTTGTTAGTGGACGAGTCACTAACGTCACCAGTAGAAGTGTCTGCTTCAGAGCTTCCCAACTCCTCAGTTCTTACTGCTTCTGGTTCGACTTTTACGTCTACTTGACCTACTTCTACTTGGGCATCTTCAGTTGGGTTTCCCGACCCTTCTGGTTCCGCGTTCAGTTGACGGTACATCTCGTATCTAGCTTCCTTTTCGGGAGAGGCCGAAAGCTCCATAGCCCCTTGGGTGTGATGCTGAGTCATGGTAACTCCTACCAGATATAGTGCTGGTCTCACTAAGAGTGTTCTATTGTAGTATAGGGACGGTTAGAGAAGGTCGCTCCTCAAGCCATCCACAGACGTCATGCTAGGGGTGACGTTAAGAGTGATGTCAGGCTTCTGCTGTGTCCGGATCTTCTCCATGTCCACCAGAGCAGACTGGGTAGCCTGCTCATTGTCTGCCTGGATCTTACGTAGGTCGATGACATTGTTACCGCGTGCGATCATACCCTTAGACTCTAGTTCCTGAGACTGACGTTGGCTCTCACCTGTTTCCTTGATGATTGCTACTTCAGTCTTGTTCTCTAGTTCCATACGCTTCATAGCCATGTTGACTGCTGCTTCGTATTCCTTAGATTGTAATGCGTTATGCAACTGGTTGATGTATCCGAAGGTCTCTTGTTTCTCGAGAGCCAACTGATCGAGCTGTGCTTTCAATTGCTCAGCAGTCTGCTGGGCGACCTGTAGAGCTTGAACAGCTTCAGGGTCCTGCATACGAGCTTCACCATCAGCACTGATACCCATCTCAGTCTGTAGATACATAGCCATCTTCTTGGAGATCTTCTGAGCTCCAGGGAAGTCGCTGTTCTCTAAAGTCTCAGGGGCCATCACCATAGCAGCCTGAGGCCCCCACAGTTGTGCCAATGCCAATAGACCCGCTAGGGCTTCCTTACGATTGGTGGCTAGCATAGGACCAGAGTCGATCGATACTTCATACTCATCAGGGATGATGTTGGCTTCATCCATGTTGATCACGTCCATCTGGATCTTACCCTCGTCATTCTCGACAGGCACTGCGCGTTGACCGGTATAGATGACCCTCTGCCATTCCAATACACCGCGTGCTACTTCCTTCATGGTCTCAGCCATATTGTCAAAGAACTGGAAGTTGGCCATGTCTGCGCTACGAGCCTTCGTTAGAACAGCTGCGGCAGTCTCATTAGCAGGTCCAGACATTTGCATGCCAGGAGCAGGCATACCCAGAATAGAAGAAATCGCTTGTTCATAAGTATTCATTGCAGTTAAGGTGTCACCGATCTGTGCAGACTCATCACGGTCAGTGGGACCGGGTATGGGGTTGCCCTTCTTATCCATATGGTCATAAGGGAGATATGCTGGAGCGATGATGTTTGATGCGTCCCACACGTCCTTGTATGCTGCAATACTCTTCATGGGTACATATGTGGTAGCTTTCTTACCGCGTGCGATACGCTCTGCAGTTAAGGAAGCAGTCCAGTTCACCAGGCGGTTGGCATCTTTACTGAAATGAGGGAGGCCTACCCAGTCCAAACCACTAGACGTATCGATCATCTCACCTAGAGCTGCATAGACTGGGATACGTGATAGAGGGACAGTCGTACGGTGTACGATCTTGGTCCCCACAATCTTGAACACTTCGATGACAGTACGCTTGATCATGCGTGACTTCATGTTCTTGGATACGTTCTTGCGGACATCAGCTTCCTTGAGTGGCTTGCCGTCTTTGCCTTGATACAACTTCTCATGAATGAAACGCTTACGATAGAAGGTCACGATCTCGACACTACCCTTAGGGGCAGTCCATGCAGTGTTGATAAGGGGAGAGTTCTGTCCTTCCCACTGATCGACGATATCTGCACCATAAGTCTCTTGTGCTACATATAGGGATTCATGCTCAACTACAGCCACCTTGCCACAATCAGCACCGGTGATATCAGTAGATAGCTTATCCCAGATCACCATATCAGACCTGAGGATGCCCTTGAACTTGAGCTCTTGATCCCATGAGTCGTTGCTCATGTAGTCATTGGTGAGTACTAGATACCCACGGCCACCCTTCATCATACGGTCAAAGGTGAGTCCTGCTTCACGGGAGATGTTACCCCTAGACTCGATACCCCTAACAAGGCCCTGTACATCCTCAGCCTTCTGGACTGATGCGGAGACCCTACCAGTGATGGATGCAGCATAAGGGTTGTCCTTGTACTGGTTGATGACTTGGTTACAATAGGCGCGACTGACATTAACTGTCAGTTGTGTCTTGCTTACACCAGTATCAAGGGCATCTGTATTCTCACCCTGTTCCCCACCTACAAAGGCGATCTCATTCTTATACCGGGTGAGTTGGGTACCGAAGTACTCGCTCGAATCCTGTGCAAAGTCCGACAGATCACTGATGATTTCGGAGTCGTCGTCGTTTTTCATATTGGTTTGGGCCATGTTTCACCTAGTTGAGGAGGGGTTTACAGTAGTATAGGGATGCGACTAGAAGGTTCCGCCCCTAATGATGTCGCTTGAGACACGCTTTTGCCTTGTGAGCTCTGCATTTCGATCGGGTTTGCGGAACATATCATCACCATGCGTGATCAATGTCAAACAGAAGGCGTCACTTCTATCGGGGGATCTACCGATCTGTTCCTTGATAATGGGCTTCTTGATCATGCGCTGTCTGTTCTTGTTGTCCAACTCATACCATGAGGACTCTAGTTCCTCTTGAAGCATGGTAGCTCCCTTGGGTATGGTGCCACCATGAACGAAGTACTCATCCCCCAGGCCATACATCTCGGTACGCTTGTTAGGATACTTCATCCAAGAGGAGGGATGTGTGGGCTTCTCAGCGAAATTGATATCCATCACCTCTACATCCATATGACGGAGAGCATCACCTGCCCATGCCCCGTGCCCCGTCGTATCTACATTGATATAATCAGGCTTATAGGAGGAGGCTAGCTTAGTGAGAGCGGTCTGTAGTATCTCTAGATCACATATGGGATACTCCTGTGCTTCTACGATGACCTTACCGACCCTTACATAGATCACAGTGGTATCGTCACCCTCACGCGCGACATCTACGCCAATGACGCATATGTCCCTTCGACGGTTGATAGTAGTGCTGCCATCATCGAAGTTCACGCGCTTGATCATGCGCATGTTACCCTGGTCGAGATAGTGACCTAGATAGATGTACTCATAGAGTAGAGGGTTAGTCTTCCTCATGTGTTCAGCTTCTAGAATGAATTTCTCTGAACAGTAGGGGTTGGATAGATAGTTGGAGCCCATGACAAGGGTACCAGGTGGAGGCTCATCACATTCTACAAAGGTGGCGGCTACGGCATCTGTACGATGTTTATTGTTCCCACAGCACCATAGCTCTGACCCATCTTCACGGACGGTGGGCATGAGGACCTTACGGAGGGAGTCTTCAGTCACATCTTCACACTCTTCAACGAAGGCGATGCCTATGTTCCTAATAGACTTAAGCTTAGAGGGGTTACGTGCGAGTCCCTTGAATATGAACTCAGACCCAGTCTTTCGATGGATGATATTAGACTTAGTGATCTTCCAGCTCTTCCTGTTCCCTATGGTTTCGATCATCTCTTCCAAGTTAGACTTGGTGGACTCTTCGATAGAGTTCTGGAATTCCCGGGTACACAGTATCTTGGTGCGAGTGGTTTCGGCTGTATACAGCAAGCCAGACTCAGCAGCAGTCGATCGGCCGGCACCGCGGCCCCCGAGCGCTATCTTATACGAGTACCAAGGGTTAAGAAACCCCTTGTATTGCTCGAGCATGCTGTAGTCTAGTGTTTTAATCGACATCACAAGGCTTGGGCACTGATGCCTGTTTAGCCTTCTTAGCTTCTAGGAATGTCATGGCTGCTGTAGCGGCTGCTGCGGCGATCTCTTCCACTTCCCCGGAATCACGATGACCATGGGAGCTCTTAAGCAAGAAGATGTTTCTAGTGAGGCTTTCCCCACGGCACCCGCGTACTAGATTAGCTTCCAACACCACCTTAGAACTCTGCCATACTGAGTCGAACTCCTCATGCAGCCTAAGGCGGTCATGGACATCTTGCCATGAGATAAAGTGGTTTGCCATCCATTCGGATAAGTGGGCTCCATCTTTACGACGGATCCATTCGCGTAAGTCCCCTGCCAGTTCGAGGGTCCTAGCTTTAGTAAATTTAGGTGGACGACCTATCTTGACGGGTTCTTCAGTTTGGAACCCTTCATCCCTGTACTCAGTGTCTTCGGGGATGATAACGACCTTGCGAGGTGCCTTCTTAGGGGCATATTTATTAGTGGTGCTCATGGCACAACCTCCAGAGAGATTCTACAGCTATTAAATGGGCTGTCTTCCATATCAGTAGTATAGGGGAGACTCTACAAGGAGTGCTTCGTCTACGGTATCTATGCTCATGGTAAGGACTTCTTGTTTATACTGCTTGGGGAAGCGCACACCATCGATCCAACGAGAATGACCACCTTCATCTTCTATGACTCTACGCGCCACCTTGAATAGGCATGTGGTAGCAGACCCAAGAGAAGGGTCCCATTCGAAGGGTGCTATAAGGAGTGCCTGCCACATATACGATAATGATTCGTAGGGCTCCATGTCCTTTTTAAAGCGCTTCATCCGAACCGCCAGGCCACCATGTATTTTAAAAGCCTCCGTTAAAAGTTTGTGGGTCAGGGCAGGTGAGGAAGCCAAAACGATTAATGAGAAGATCTCATCCATGGAAGTACTGGCGACGAGCATTAGGCGAACCTCGTTCCTTGGCGTAATACAACTTCAGCTTTCTTACGAGCCTTACGACGCTTCTTATAGTCTTCGAAGGACTCATCCTCTAGCCTATGACCAGGACCTAGGTCTTTAAGGACGTCTTCGACATACTGCTTACGGCTAGCGTAGTATTCATCGATCCGCTTCTGAAGGGCTGGAGGAGTCTTCTTACGGCCCTTCTTCCCTAGCTCTTCTGGTTGAGACACAATCTCAGCGTCTACTACATCTTCTACTATTTTAGAACTCATCTCGGTCTCCTTCCCATTCAGTGGGTTCTTCGAGTGTCAGTGCTAGTCTTTCCAACAGCACTGCAGTGGCTATCCTATCTACGAATGATGATAGCTTGTGTGTAACTATGGGTTCACCCTCATCGTTGATAGTAATGAGACAGAATGATCGTCCCTCTTGTAGATGCTTATAAGCGATAGCGCGTTCAGCGTCCTCTAGCATTCCATCGATGTCATCGTGTTTCATATGAACCTCTTCTTGGGTAGGTGTACAAACTTGTTCTGCTCTCTCACTGTCTCAAGTATCGAGAGTATTCTATCCGGAGTAGACCGCACACTTGTGTCCCCTAATTTCTTTGAGTACTTCTTTGAGTACCTGCTTTCGATCTTGTTCTCATCAAAACCAGTGGGAACGAGACAAGTAGCAGTCTCATAGACGAAGTAAGTCCTCTTCATAGCCTTAAGGACCGCTTGGAGCTCGTTAGGAGCGTCCTTCAGTCTTTTGATGGCTTTGGTAAGGGACGCGGAGTAATCAGGCTGACGGAGCTCTAGCTCGGTATAAGCGGGTATCCCCACTTTTCCGTTCCACAACATCTCTACAGTCTTATAGAGTTTCTCTGTAGCAGTGAATTGACCAGGAAGGAATCTATTACCCTCATCCCACAGCATGGATGCTAACTCTTTGAATGATGGTAGGTTGATCTTATGGGTAGCGGTTCTTAGTCGAATGATATGGATGACGCGCCAGAGACGATAGGAGACGGTTCCCTGGGTACAGTTGAGCATTGTAGCCACTTCATGTTGATGATAGCCCTTTTGATAGAGATTCCAAGTCACCTGGTAGTAGCGTGGTAGCTGACAGATATATGAGCTCACTCTATTCTTTCCAGCATGATCGAGTTCATTAGTGTGATAGGCATCAGCATCTAGCTCACGTACTTTCACCTTATCAAGCATTGAGGGGTCAGTGAGCTTGCCAAGCATGTCTCTTGCTACATAGTTGATATCAGACAGTTCAGTGGAGAGGCCCAGGCCCATCTCAGCTGCTACGTCTTGATTGTCTGCTAACCATTGCTCTAGTGCTTTACTCATAGGAGTAATATAAGCTCCCCACTAAGGGATATTGAGCTTTTGGCGAATATTAGCGCATCATTATGAGATCAAGGCACTACGGAGTCTAATAAGTACTGGCACTTTCTCGTCCCCCTTTTCATACCCCCTCCATTGATACATATTAAAACACTGAGGA